ACCAACCACATTTTCACACCACGTCAAAGGAGTTTTAGGAATGACCGACATCTACGGATACGCGGCAGTCGCACCCCTGTACCGTGCGGCCGGCTGGATGCAGGTCATCCCCCTGCCCGAAGGCCGCAAGACGCCGCCGCCAAGCGGTTTCACGGGACGCAGCCGCAAACCCGTCACCGACGAGCAGATACGGTTCTGGTCGCAGGCGACCCCGAACGCGAACACGGGCATCGTCATCCCCGAAGGCGTACTCGTGCTGGACATCGACGCCGCACAAGGCCATCAGGTCAAGGCGGACGGTGCGAAAGGCATCAGCGAGCTCTCGCAGGAACTGGGCGTATTGCCGGCCACGTGGAGCAGCACGGCGCACGGCATCGACAGCCCGGCACGCCACCTGTTCTACAAGGTGCCCGAAGGATTGGCGTGGAAGGGCGGAGCCATCGAGGGTGTGGACATCCTGCAGCCCGGCCACCGGTATTCCGTGGTCTGGCCGTCGGTCCACCCGAGCGGCGAAATGTACTGCTGGTACACGCCAAGCGGCGCCTTCGCCAGCACACTCCCCCACATCTCGGATCTGGCGACACTGCCATGGAAGTGGGTGGACTACCTGCGCAAACCCGACAGCATGGCGAACCTGACACATTCAAACCCGTCGACCACTCCAATCGCCTCTAATCCGAGGGGATACGACGACCGCATGTGCAAGGCGGTCAACACGTTCCTCAACAAGACGCTCGCCAACCCGGCAAGCAAAGGCTCAAGGCATGACACCACGCTGCAGGCCGTCTGGGCGTTGGTCAACTTCGCGCAGGAGGGACACCGGGGGGCTCTCGACGCCATCAACCAATTGAAGCCACGGTTCATCGCCGAGGTGGCCCCCGACCGTCAAGGCAAGGAGCGTGAGGCGGCGCGCGAATGGGCCAGCATTCTCAGTGGCGCGATGGAGAAGGTCAACGGCGTGCAATCGCATGTGGATCCGTGCGAGCAGTCGAAAATCGAACGCATGACGCCCGGCGAGTTCGACGAACTCACCCAAAACGCGGCTGCGAGTCAAATGGAGGAAAGTCACCCGGAAGCAGTTCAAAACACTGGAACAATGCCGGTTCAAGCCGGTTCAACACCCGTCGCATCGGTTCAAAACGGTTCAATGGAAAGTCACGAGGCAAGTAAAAACGCCTCCTCCAGCTGGCAGTTCGAAGACCTCACCCAGCTCGCTTCCGGCATTGAACTGCCGCCCACGCCCACCGTGTTCCAACGCGAGGACGGCCAAGGCCTCTTCTATAGGGGCGCGGTCAACGATTTGCACGGCGAACCCGGCTGCGGCAAAAGCATGCTCGCCCAGATAGCCGCCGCACAGGAACTCAAGAGCAGCCATGATGTCATCTACATCGACTACGAGGACAGCGCGCGCAACGTGGTCAAACGCCTCCTGCTGCTCGGCGTGACCGGCGAACAGATCGTGCAGCATTTACACTACGTGCGGCCCAGCGCCAAG